CAAAAAGGAGTAGAGGGTGATAAATACATAACTTGTGATGTGGCTCGTTTTGGTAGTGATAAAACAGTTATAATGTACTGGGAAGGGTTGTATATTAAAAACATACGAACGTACCTTAAAAGCTCTGTAAAAGAGGTTATAGATGAAATTAAGCGTATGCAACAAAAGGAAGGTGTAAATCTTAGAAATATAATTTGCGATGAGGATGGCGTGGGAGGCGGTGTGGTTGACGTACTTAAATGTAAGGGGTTTTTAAATAACGGCAAAGTAATAAACAAAGAAAACTATCAGAACCTTAAAACACAATGTTACTATAAGTTAGCTGACATGATAAACAAAGCACAGATAGGAATACACACAGAAGATATTACACAAAAGAACCAGATCATCGAGGAACTTGAACAAGTCAGAAGTAAAGATGTAGATAAAGACAATAAGTTAAAGATTGTACAAAAAGACATAGTTAAAAATATACTCGGTCGTTCACCAGATTATAGTGACGCAATGATGATGAGAATGTTCTATGAGCTTGACATAAATTACGGAAAGTATTATGTACAATAAGATTTTAAACGATTAATCAATTATTTATATTATATATTATGAAAGTAACTATAACAGAAGGCAAGAGTAAAGTTATATATGAATTGCCAGCATTATGGAATGAACTAACACTCGGAAGATACATGAGGGTTATGAAAGTACTAAAACAAAAAGAAGTAAAAAACGAGTACGAAAAAGTTATCAATATGATTAACTGTCTATCTAAAATACCTAAGAAAGATATATATAGTTTAGACATGAAATCAATAAACGCACTAGGTGAACACATATCAACTTTTTTACAAAGCAAACCTAACGAAGAGTTAATACACTTTATCAAAATACAAGATATAGAGTATGGATTCCACCCTTCATTAAAAGATATGACACTCGGTGAGTTTGTAGACCTAGAGACATACATGAAAGACATAGACTCAAATTTACATAGGATCATGAGTATATTATATAGACCTTTAATAGCTAAAGATGAAGAGGGGCACAAGTATGCAATAGAAGAGTACGAACCAAGTGAAGAACGTGCTGATCTATTTAAAAAACACATGACAGTAAAAGAGTTTAACGGAGCGTCTGTTTTTTTTTGCGATTTAGAACGACAACTTTTAAACAGTTCTCTCAGGTCTTCAATACAGAAACTGAAGAAGAAGCGGAAGAAAAGGAAAGAAGAGAAAGACAAACAGGCACATTAAAAGATAAGTGGGGTTGGTATCAGACAATATATTTACTAGCAAATGAAAACCTCTTAAATTTTGATGAAGTAGTAAAAAAACCTGTATATGAATGTTTAACATTTTTATCATATCAACAGGACTTAAATAAAAAAAGACAAGATGAGTATAGACAGCATAAGATTTAAAAGCTACAATAACGTAATAGACACTATAAAGTGTATAGGTGAACAACACTTAAATATTAAGACAGTTACAAATGGTGATATATGGGAGATTGATTTAGAACGTACAAGTATTTTTCCTTTGTTTCATATAAACCCTGTATCAGTAGACATTAATCAAGGTCAAAGAGTATTTAACTTTCAGTTATTTATAATGGACTTAGTAGAACCTAACGAAGCAAACGAACAAGAGGTGATGTCAGATACATTAGAGATCATGACTGATGTTATTGCAGTATTTAAACATGGTGAAATTCTATATACTTACGACGCAGCAGCAGGTGAAGAACCTAGATACTTTATAAATAATGATTTTACTTGTGAACCATTTACAGAACGGTTTGCAAATAGTGTTACGGGTTGGGTAATGAATATACAAGTTATTGTAGAAAGTGAACTAAATAGTTGTAACGTACCAATAGACAATACAACTATATGCGTAAAATAAAAAGATTACTAACATTTAAAATAGGTAAAATAAAAATACAAATAATACCACCAAAAATAACATATAAAATATAACAAATAAAAAATTATGGCAGATTTAACGACAACGATTACAGAATCGGTAACAATCAACGGTTCAACTAGAGGATCGACAAATTCACTAACGACTACAGGTATTGTAGACACATTAGAGCGTACAATATCTTGTACACACTCACAAACTACTACTATAGCAGAGTTCGGAGCTACACCACACGCAGCAGGTAGTAATATCGATAGAGACAATGTAAAGTACTTACGTGTAACTAATTTAGATACTACAAACGAATGTATGTTAGGGGTTGTTACAGGGGCTTCTAACTATCAAGTACGACTAAGGGCAGGAGCTTCACACATATTATATAACGGTGACGATATAGCGATAGGTGAAGAGGACACTACACCAGCATTTGCAGCAATTACAGCTGACTTAGCGTCTTTACAAATTAGACCTAGTACTTCAAATGACATACAAGTAGAATTATTTGTAGCTAGTGTATAGTGGCTAAAAAAGGCACATATAAAGGTATTGAGAAATACCTAAGAAGTTATGGTAAATACATTGTAAGGCAAGCTAAAAGAATCATACAACAAAAACAGTCTTCAGGTAAATTATATAGATCCTTAAAATATAAATTAAAAGAAGATCTTGACGGTTTTGATTTGAAATTTTTATCAGCTAAGTACGGTGACTTTATACAAAAGGGTGTAAGCGGTACAAGAGTATCAAGGTCATACATAGGTATTGATGGTAAACGTAAGCAATCACCTTTTAGATTTAAAAAGCAGCCGCCTTCAAGAATAATTGACAAATGGGTGGTTCGTAAAGGAATAGCGCCAAGAGACAAAGAGGGTAAATTCACAAATAGAAAGGGTTTATCATTTGTGATAGCTAGAAGTATTAAAGAAAAGGGTATAAAGGCAATGAGTTTTTATTCTCAACCAATATCATGGAGTTACAGAAAATTTCACAAAGACTTAGAGAAGAATTTTAAAGACGATGTTTTAAAAAGTATACAAGCATTTAAGAAATAAAAAATATGGCATTAACAATAGAACAACAACCAAAATACAACCTACTACCTGTAGGTCAAGAGATAATATATACAATATATGACAATACAGCTATAAGTGGTAATTACAAAATAAAATACATTGCAGAAGTATATATAAATAATCAGTCAAGCAATTTAACAGCAACTGCAAATAGAGTAGCGGTTCTAAAGGCTACACCAAATTCAACAGGTCGTGGTATATTTGATTTGAGATCTATACTAGAAAATTATGTATCACCAGATTATGAAGGGGGTGTAGTACACAATTCTACTACTAGCTACTTTTCACAATACAATAGTACAGATTATTCAGATACTACACCGCATACAATACACCAGATAGACAACTTTAGTACAAATAGAAATTCAGTAAGGTATGTAAAAGTAAGATTTAAGATTGAATACGCTACAAGTGCTACAGGTACAGTTACTACAGCAGCAGGTGATAAAGACGGTAACACTATATTAATATTTAACGGTGTTCTATATGATACAGATATTTTCAAAATGGATATTAACGGTAAGTTTGGATTCCATCTAGGGCATAAAGGATTAATTATGAATAGTAGCGGTGACAAATTTTTAACTAACGCGCCAACTACACAATATATAAGACTAAACGATTATATGACATTACCCTTCTTTAGTCAATACGATGACGACTTTAGAGTAGGTAACACAGGTATATCACACCCGTCTATTCACTATATTAAAATACAATTCTATTACAATGGTTCTACTACAGGATCATTAATAACAAAAACTATATCACCAAGTACAGGCGGTCATTCAGGTTATATGTCAGATAGTAATAACAAGTTACAATTTGCAGGTGTAGGTACAGGTAATTTAGTAGGATCAGGCGAAACGCTACCGACTAATTGGGATTACTACACAGTCATAGCACACGATAGAGGTGATAATTTAGTAAGTGATACATACAAGATCTATAAACAAGAAGATGACTGTAAAGGTTATGAAACAATACGTTTAACATGGCTAAATAAATGGGGTACATGGGATTATTACAACTTTACTAAAAGATCTACAAGACAATTTACTATAAACAGAAAATCATACAAACAAATAAATGGCACGTGGAATGAAAGCAAATACAAAATTCAAGATCATAAAGGTGGAGCTAAATATTTTGGCGGATCAATTACTGAACAAATATCAATAAATACAGATTACATCACAGAGTCTGAGGCACAATGGCTAGAAGAGTTATTTATAAGTACAGATGTTTATATATTAAATCAAAGAAGCACAGATAGTACAGATGAAGGGTATTTAAGAAAGTATATAGAACCTGTTACAATAACAGACAAAGCACTTGTAAGAAAAACGAAAGCAAATGACAAGTTATTACAATATGCTTTTAAATTAACAAAAACAAGAACTAAGAAAACACATAGAATATAATGAGTTTACAACTTATAGTATATCCTCAAAGTTATGAAGGTCAATTTAATACAATTAGTATGCCTTCATTTAATCAATACGTCAGCGACTTTTCATTCTCTAATGGAGCAGTCGGTAACGGATATTCATTAACAACAGCAGATCCTGTAGGTACAGTTATGTCAAATTTAGCGCCTAATAACCTTTGGAACACATGGCGTAGTACTGGGGGTGTATGGGGTTCTATATCAGCGCCTGTCCTAGCTAGTAACAAGGTAACACTAGATAGTGCAAGTTCTGCGTCTTCTACAGGTATCTTTCAACTTATAAGCAATTTAATTATCGGATCAGTATACGAGCTAAAGGTTGATATATTAGCAGGTACTACAGGTAGCGTAATAATAGGTCATGGTACGAGTTGGTTTTTTTCAGGTTCAAATTATGAACCGATATTATTTCAATCATTTACACCAAGTGTAGCTACACATACTTTTACATTTACAGCAACTAAAGAAGATATGGTGTTGATACTCAATTACTTAAATGATGATAATACTAACTTAGAAATAGGTAGTGTATCTATAAAAGAAGCGCCAACAAGCGCAGCTACAACTTATGAGTATACAGACGGATCAGTCATTGTAGATCTATACAGTGATGAGACAATACCTCTCACATTATCAATAGATAACTTTAAAAATATTGCAGAAAAAACACAAAGCTATAGTAAGTCTTTTGATTTACCAGCAACTAAAAGAAACAATAAAATATTTAGTAGTTTATTTGACGTAACAAGATCAGTCAAAAGTGATGTATACGCATTCAATCCATACAGAAAAACAAAAGTAATTTTAAAAGAAGACGGACACACTATATTCGACGGCTATTTAAGATTGATAGAGATAAAAGAAAAAGATGAAGAGATCAGTTATACAGTAAATCTATATAGTGATACAATAACATTAGCAGACACACTAAAAGACAAAAAGTTTAAAGATATAGACTTCGGCGAACTAACACACAATTATAATAAGACTAATATTAAAAACACATTTACAAGTACAGGTGTAACGTATGAAAACAGCGCTACAAGTGGTTTTAGAACTTCAGAAACAGTTAAGTACCCATTCTGCAAATGGAACGGTAATATTTACAAAGATTCAGGTAATATTAAATTAACTAGTTTAGAAGACGCCTTCAGACCTTTTATAAATTGCAAATATATACTTGATAGAATAATTACAGAAGCAGGATTTACATACAGTTCAGACTTTTTAAATACAACTGATTTCACTAAGTTATACATAGACTTTAATTGGGGAGCTGACAATCAACCAACACATGTGCCAAATATATTATGGAACGCAAAAGGGTATACAGAAAACTTTGCAACTACAAGCTATACAAGTTTAGAAGTAGACTATTGGAATAACGGTTTAACAACAACTAACGCGCCGAGTCAGTGGTCAGACACAGATCAAGAGTTTACAGCTTCAATTAATAATCAGAAATTTGAGATCTATTATAACTATAAATTAGAAAATACATCAGCTTCTAGCGCACATTCATACACAGCTAGATGGATTCACAAAGATAGTTCAGGTAACGTATTAGAAGAAATAGATTTAACTACAGAGTCAATATCAATAGGCGGTACAGATCATTATACAGGTCATTTTCATAGATTACTACAAAGTGGTGATACTTTAGCGCCGGAATTTTTAGCAGACACAGCAGCTAAAATAAAACAACCATCAGGCAGTACACCCTCACAATATCACGCAGGTACTGAGACAAGTCAAATTACTGTATTTATATCTATATTATCGTTAGCAGCCGATTCAGTGTTAATGGCTTTGCGTGGTGATCTAGGTCAGTTCGAGTATTTAAAAGGTTTATTTACTATGTTTAATCTATTAATACTAAAAGACAACGATGATCCAACAAACCTTATTATAGAACCTTATAAATCAGTATTCGTAGATGACAGTTTAAGTCAATACATAACTATTAATACGCATGACTGGACTGACAAAGTAGACATATCACAAATACAACTAAAAACAATAGATACAAGTAAAACAGTTATGTTTAATTTTGTACAAGAGGATAATGACTATGCGAAAAAAGTATATAAGAGTACAACTGGGTATGAATACGGATCACAAGAAATAGACGCTACAGATTTCACAATATTAGAAGGTGAGTCAGAAATACAAGCAACGCCCTTTGCGGCTACATTTGTAAAACCAATATTCGACAACTTTACAACTGAAATGACAATACCTGTAATTTACAAAGGTGCAGATGATGGTAGTTTCACAGGGTATGAAAACAAACCAAGAATATTATACAATGTAGGTGAAGTAACAATGTCAAATAAAACATATTACATACCAGCACAAAATGGACTAGCTAGTGAAAATCAAAGTAAATTTTTACAGTTCTCACATTTAACAGAAACACCTACTACATTAACAACTAAAGATTATAATTTTAATACTAGACAGTTAATAAATTCAATAGGTAACGTACCTATAGATAATTTATTCAACACATACTGGTTACCTTATTACGATCAACTATACAATGCAGACACTAGAACAATGTCATTAAAGGTATACTTAACACCCTCAGAAATAGCTAATTTTAATTTTTATGATAAAGTAACAATAAAGAACAGAGAGTATCGAGTAAATAAAATACAATACAAACCCTACGAACTTAGTACAGTAGAATTTATACTAATAACATAATGGAATTTAGAAAAGGATTTAAAATAAAACCAAGACAAGTGAACAGTGACGGTACTGTTGTATTCACAGATGGAACAAATAACGTACTAGCAGATCAGATCACCTGTGAAGCTTACGGATATAAATTCGATAACGAAACAGGTACTTGCTATTCATTTAAACAAACTATGCAATTAGAAGATCAATTACAAGAGCCTTCAAATACTATTAAAGGTACAGGTAACAAGATTAACAAAGGTACTTCAAATACCATAATTAACGGTAATTTTAACACAGCTAAAGGTAATAATAATAACTGCTTAATAAGTGGTACTAGCAATAATATAAACAACGGCATAATAGACGCTACAGTGGTAGGTGGTTTTGGTCGTGCAATACGTTACGGTGAGTTTGTAGTAGGTGGGGGTGCAAATGGTGGTCGTAATACAGATAATGTACCTCAGTTTTCAGTGGTTGTAATGTCTTGTAATACAACAGGCAGTGGTACTACAAATATGCTAGTTAATGGTCTAGCAAATCAGTACATATCTTTACAAAACAATTCAATACTCGGATATGAAGCTTTTGTAACAAGATTAGAGACAGGCGGAAGCGCAGGTACAGTAGGTAAATTCAGTTACAGACATATAAAAGGCGTAGTAAGGGTTGAAGATGATTATACTTTAACAATAGAAAACTTTAACAGTAGAATACTAGGCAAAGATGGTGTAAACGGAACAGCAGCAATAGCAGAAGTTACAACAGGGTATCTAGGTATACAAGTATCAGACAGAAATAACGTAAATAACAGTTGGTCAGCGGTTGTGTATTTACATGAAACATTAACGAATGTAACAATAGAATAATATGGCAGAGAATATAGATTTAAACTTAAATATAAAAGGCGGTAAAAAAGCAGTTAATACTATAGGTGACTTAGAGAAACAATTAGAAAAGGCACGAGAAGAAATCAAAAAAGTAGAGGTAGGTAGTGAAGCTTTTGAAAAGTTAGCCTCAGAGATACAAAAAGCTAGTTCAGAAGTTAAGACCTTAGAGAAACAAATGGAAGGACTCGAGCCTCAACAGAAAGCCGAAGCCTTCTTAAGAATGGGAGAAGGTATTGCAGGTGGGTTTGTAGCAATACAAGGAGCAATGGGTCTACTGGGTATAGAGTCAGAGAACATAGAAAGAATACAAGTTAAAGTACAATCAGCTATTGCAATTGCGATGGGTGTACGTATGATGGCAGAAGCAGCTTTAATGGCTAAGACAGCAAAGAGAGTTATTGTAGAGAAAGCCGCAACAATAGCTACTAAACTAAATACCGCAGCTACTAAGGCAGCAATAATAGTACAAAAAGCTATAGCAGCTTCAATAGGTGTTACTATAAAAAGTTTAAAGGGGTTAAAGGCAGCTATAGTGTCTACTGGTATCGGTGCTTTAGTAGTAGGTGTATCATCTTTAGTTAGTAGCTTAACATCTGCGTCGAGCGCAGCTGAAGACCTAACAGTTTCTGCAACAAACGCAAGAGAACAGGCTGAAGAGGCAACACGAAAATTCATGACTGAAAAGACATGGTCACAGGATCGTCAAAGAGCGATGGACGACGCAGACAAAATACAAGACGCAGTTATTCGAGCAAGAACAAAAGATCTTATACACCAGAGGTTTGCTGCGGATGCTCAATCACGAGATGTTGAGAAAGCAAGACAATGGCTTATAGAGGATATTGAGGCAAATGACAAACGACAGCACGACCAAAGATTATTTACACAAGGTCGGGTAAAGAAAAGTAAAAGGTTATTTGAAGAAATGCACGAAGAATACATGGAATCAAGAGGTAAAGCACTTGATTTAGAGCGTGAAATAGCAGAGGAAATTAAAGAAAAAGCAGAAGAGGAAAGGCGAATAGGGTCACAAAGGACAAAAGACGCAGCTGATACACTAAGATTAACAAACGAACTAAGAATTTTAGAGATAGAAGACGAAGCCGACAAAAGACGAGAACAATTAAAAATACAACAAGAAACAGAACTAGCAAAAATAAATACAGTAAGAAAAACTACTGAAGAGATAGAAAACTTTAAAATTCTTGAACAACAGATTAATGACAAGTACGCTATATTAAATAGAGAGCTAGAAGAGGACATTAACGACGAGTGGTGGGATGATTTTATAGCTAAAAATGACGCATGGAATGAAGCACAATTAGAAGAGCAAGACATGATTAAAGAAACTGCACGAGTAGATAGAGAAGCTCTAGAAATGAGAAAAGCAGCAAGAGATGAGTTTTTTATGCATACATCAGCAGCAATAGGTCATTTAGGCAGTTTATTTGAACAGGGTTCAAAGGCACAAAAGGCAGCGTCATTAATAGAGATCTCAGCAAATTTCGGTGTCGGATTAATGCAGGCATTTAGAATAGCACAAGAAGCAGCTTTACAAAGTACACCTTTTGCGTTTCCTATATTTTACGCTTCACAGACAGCAGCTTTACTAGCAGCACTAAAGAACGCTAAAGACGTAATAGGAATGGACGGTGAAACCGCTTCTATATCTGCAGGTGGTATTGACGGTACACCAAGCAGTTTACAGCCGAATGTAGGTGCCTTCACTTTAACAGGTGATTTAACAGAACAAGAACCTTTGCGAGCTTACGTAGTAACAGATGAGATGTCTGAAAGTCAAGACATGTTAGCAAACATAAGACGTAGAGCTACAATCTAAAAATGAAACGAATACTAATTTTTTATATTATATCATATGAGTAAAAAGAAAACTAAAATAACAGAGTTGGTCATATCAGAAGAAAATGAGTCACTAGCAATCGACGCAATATCATTAGTAAATTCACCAGCTATTGAGGTAGATTTCATATTTTTTGGTAAAGAGAAAAACAATTTGACATTTTCTAAGGTAGATGAAGAGAAACGAGAACTAATATCACCAGCTTTAATACCAAATAAACAGATATTTAGATACGATCCAAATACAGATCAAGAATATTATGTTTATTTTAGTAAAGATACAGTAAAAAAAGCAGCTTATAGCTACTTGAAACATAATAACCACCACAAAGCTACATACGAACACGAACAAAGAGTAGCAGGTGTATTAACTGTTGAGAGTTGGATAAAAGAAGGTGATAGTGATAAGTCTAAATTATACGGTTATGACTTAAATGACGGTACATGGTTCGTAAAAATGAAAATAGAAAACGACGAATTGTGGGAGCGTATAAAATCAGGCGAATTGAAAGGGTTATCAATCGAAGGCTACTTTGTCGATAAATTATCAAAGATGAGTAAACCTGTTTACAAAGATAAAGACATCTTAGAAGTAATGGCAGACATCTTAGAAATCAAATAGAACACAAACAATTATATTATATATTATAAAACCTAAAAAAAATGGAACTAAAAGAACAAATTTTAAAAGCTTTAGGACTCTCAAAAGAGACTGAAGTAAACTTAGAGTACCAAGCTAAACTAATTGACGGTACTATTATAGTATCCTCTGCTGAAGATCTAGCAGAAGGTAGCGACGTATCAATACTAGCCGAAGATGGCACGACTATGCCATTACCAGCAGGTTCGTATGAAACAGAAGACGGTACAACTTTCGAAGTAGTAGACGAGGGTATTATCGACTCTATAGGTGAAACAGAAGAAGAGGTTGAAGAAGATGATGACGACATGGGGAGAGATGACGATGAATATTCTGAAGAAGTAGAATCATCTGAAGAAGTTTTAGAAGAGGTTGAAGATCCTTCTGAAATGATAGAAGAGGAAAGACACCCTAAAAAGATTAAAACAACTGAAGAGATTGAGTTCAACAAAGAAGATTTAATTAATGAAATCGGAGCAGTAGTTAAAGAACTTTTATCAGAAGTTAAATCTGACTTAGAAAGATTAGACGCAGAGCTTAAAGACATGAAAGGTATAAACGAAGAGCTAGAGGTTGAGAAAGAAACTTTATCAGCACAATTAGAGGAGCTTTCAAAAGAACCGGCAGCTGATCCTATTACAGTGAATAAGTTTTCAGATAATAAAACAAAAGAAGTAACACCAGACGAGTTTAGAAACATGACTAGACAAGAGAAGTACTGGTACAACATAAATAAAAATAAATAATTAATAATTAACTTTAAAAATTAAAAACGATGGCATTAACAATCACATCAAGTTCGTATGCTGGTAAACACGCAGGATTGTATGTAAACGCAGCATTGAACATGGCACAATCTTTGGAGTACATGACGGTAAGAGAAAACGTCAACTACAAAGAAGTAATTAACAGAGTTAGTGGAGCAAATTTAGTAAAAGACGCGTCATGTGACTTTACAGAAAATTCAGCAACATTAACAACAAACGAGCAGGTTTTATTCGTAGAGCCTTTTCAAATTAACATTGACGTATGTAAGTCTACAATGATTTCTGACTGGTCTTACGAGCAGCAAGATGATTTCGTTGCTTATGCAATGACTTACTTATCTGACTCAATAGCTGATTCAGTAGAGACTTCTATATGGCAAGGTACAACAGGTACTTCAGGACAGTTTGACAAAATCAGTTCAACAGGTATGGTTGCTGAGTCATCTACAGGTGTAGGTGCACAAGGTTACTACGGAGCGGCTAAGATTATTGGTGAGTTACAAGACTTAGTAGCAGCAGTACCAAGTGGAGTTTACGGAACCGACGACTTATATATCTATATGTCAAAAAGAACATACAGAGATTATATATCAGCAATTTCTGCATTGTCTGCATTCCCATTTAATCACATGGGTCAGTACACACCAGAGTTCGAAGGCACTAAAATAGCAATCGCGCCAGGAGTTGAAGATGACGTAATGTATGCAGGAAGAAAGTCAAATATATTCTTCGGAACTTCACTAAATTCTGATCTTACAGAAGTGAAAGTTCTTGATATGGCGGATCTTGACGGGTCAAATAATATCAGAATGATTGCAAGATGGACGGCAGGTGTTCAGGTAGGTGTACCAGCAGACTTCGTAAAACAATCGTAATTATAAATATTAACTTAAAAACCTAAAAACAATGGCTTGTAATTTAACGAAAGGACGTAACATAACATGTAGAGATGGTATCGGCGGTGTCAAAGCTATATACCTTGTACAACATGATGAGTTATCGTCTTACACAGCAGCAAGTGGTGAGGTTACTGATTTAGATTTAGGTTCTGGTGATGATATTTATAAATACATTTTAAAACGTGGTACAGGAAGTGTAACAGAGACTATTAACGCTAATAGCGAAAA